ATTTTATTCTATAGCACTCTTAGGAACCTGTTTGAGAATTTTTTTGGTGAGCTATGAATTTTCGAATGAAAATCAAAAAGCTAATGAATAATAAGACAGATATCTGAGCTTTAAGGCTCGTTTTTATATAAAATTTTTGGATTAGATGCAGGAAAAATCAGATAAATATAGAATATATTATTATATTGTAAATTATGAGAGAAAAAGGGGGGGTTAATAGTGAATTTTATTCCTGGATTTAGGTCTAAAACAAAATGGAAGATGATAATAGCATCTATTTATTATCTTCTAAGTTTATCGGCACTAGTAAGTAGTTTTGGCACATTTCTAATATTCTTAGCATTGCCGTTTGTTGTATTTGGACTAATGGACATGATAAAATATAAAGAGAAAAAAGCGATAGTAACGTTTGTTGCAGCACTGGTGGTATTGATAATAGGAGCATCTATAACAAAACCGAGCGAAGCTCCAACAGAGACAGCAAAGACCATGACCCCGACAGCAAATGAAGCAACTACAAAAACAAATGACACATCAAAAGATAATATAGTTACAAATACCGAAAAAACAACTAAACCTGATACAACAATAGACAATAAAGACAACAATTTAAAGAGAACAGTTATAGGTTCGGCAACAGATTTAGGTGCTGGTACTTTTATTGCTGGCAGAGATATTAAGGTAGGCACATATGACGCCACAGCGCCAGCGGGGCAAGGTAATTTTATTATAAATAGCAGCGATGGTGCTTTAATAACAAATGAGATTTTAGGAAATAGTAATGGTGTAGGTGTAAATAAAGTAAGAGTAGTATTGTCAGATGGTTGGCAGATTAAAATATCTAATTTAAATAAAGTTCATTTTGAACCTGTAGTAAGTAATTCTGTCCCAAATAAACAACAAATTACCTTATATAGTGGATACTGGTTAGTAGGCTTAGATATTGCACCTGGTAGATACATAGCAGGAAATAACGTAAGTAGTTCCTCAAATTTTATTGTATATGACAGTTCAGGTATACCAAAGGTCAACGAAATAATTTCTAACTCAAGTGATATAGGTGTAAAACAAGTGACAATAGATTTAAACAAAGGTGATATTATTAATATAAGTGGTTCGAACGGAATAACTTTAATTCCACAATAAGATATTTCAAGCACTCTTATAAGAGTGCTTTTTTCATGAAAGAAAACAAACGAATCGACTAGGGTAGGTGAGGTGATGTGGCATTAACAGTAAAACAGAAACGGTTTATTGAAGAATATTTAATTGATCTGAACGCAACGCAAGCCGCTATCAGAGCAGGGTATAGTGCAAAAAATGCAGATAAGATTGGTTCACAGTTGCTAGGTAAAACTAGGGTAGCAGCAGCTATAAAACAGGCCATGGCCGAACGCTCAAGGCGAACTGGAATAAGCCAGGACCGGGTATTGCGTGAGTTGGCCAAAGTTGCATTCATTAATGCAACAGATGTTATCAACATGGACGATGCTACAATCCGAGGCGATGCCAACAGGGAAGACACTGCTGCCATTGCTAGTGTAAAAGTTAAAACTATCCCTACGGAATCTGGAGACATTGTAGAACGGGAAGTCAAGACCTACGATAAGATAAAAGCATTAGAACTTCTCGGGAAACATTTAGGTATGTTCAATGACAAACTGAATGTGAACACAGAAATGACCGTCAAGATAGTAGATGATATAGATGACAAAGATTAACCTATCAAAACTTATTGCACCGTCATTTTACGAGCTACACAGAGAGCTCAAGGCGGAACTTTATGACGAATACTGGCTTAAGGGTGGAAGAGGATCTACCAAGTCAACCTTTATCAGCATTGAAATATTATTGGGGCTTATAAGGGATCCAGATGCCAATGCTGTTGTGTTCCGACGGTATCAAAACGAGCTCCGAGATACAGTATTTGGACAATTTGAATGGTCTGCTGCAAAGATGGGCATAGCCCATCTATTTAAGTTTCAGGTTAGCCCGATGCAAATAGTTTATATCCCTACCGGGCAGAAGATAGTATTCAAAGCAGCCGATAACCCCAAGAAGATGAAATCCATCAACCTGGGTAAAGGATATATTAAATATGCCTGGTTTGAAGAGCTTGATCAGTTTACAAGTATGGACGAAATTCGTAATATTCTACAGTCTCTCTTTAGAGGCGAGAATAAGAAGCGGATTTCGTTCTTTTCATATAACCCACCGAAGTCTGGACGCAGTTGGGTGAATCAAGAGGCAAAAATACCAAAACCCGGCCGGAGAGTACATCATTCAACATACCTTGACGTGCCAAAAGAATGGTTGGGCGAGCGATTTCTGGCTGATGCCGAACATTTGAAAAAGACAAATGAAACCGCCTATCGACATGAATATCTTGGAGAAGAGGTCGGTACTGGCTTGGAGGTATTCACAAATATTGAACTGCGGGTTATCACCCAGGATGAAACTGCAGCTTTTGATCGCATCAGGCAGGGTTTGGACTTCGGTTATGCGGTGGATCCTCTTTGTTTTGAAAGGATGCACTTTGACCGAACACGTCGGAGGCTTTATCTTTTTGCTGAAATTAGTGGACTTAACTTATTTAACCGGCAGTTCTGGGATAAAGTAAAGCAATATAATGATGTTGTGACTATTGCCGATAGTGCAGAGCCGAAAAGCATTGCTGAATTAAAATCTTTTGGCATGAAAATCAAAGGCGCAAAGAAAGGACCCGGATCTGTGGAGTTCGGAATAAAGTTTCTTCAAGATCTGGAACAGATTATTATCGACCCGGAGCGGTGCCCATTAGCTGCAAAGGAGTTTATCAATTACTCACTTGAAACAGACCACAACGGGATTGTAAAAAGCGAGTTTCCGGACAAGGACAACCATTCCATTGATTGCGTCCGCTATGGTCTTGAAGATGATATGGACAGAAAAGAACCAAGACTCAGGGCATTATAAAAAGGTGGTGACACTATGTTTGAAAGATTGAGGACATGGTTTCAAAAACAAAGCCAGACCACAAGAGCGATAGTGGCCATGATGCTAGGCCAGCCCGTGTGGACACCCAAAAATTATGCGAATTTCGCTAAAGAAGGCTATCAAAACAACGTATATGTTTATGCGTGCGTGCGACAAATAGCTATGGCTGTAGCAGGTATACCATGGTTGGTGTACAAAAAAGGTAGAGGTGGCAAAATTCAAGAGCTAGACGAGCATCCATTGGTTGATATGTTGAAACAGCCTAATCCATGGCAAGGTAGCAGTCGGTTTTTTGAGAACCTGACTGCTTTTTTGATGCTTTCGGGGAACAGCTACATCGAAACAGTTGGTCCGCAAAATGGAACGCCAAGGGAGTTATATGTGCTGAGACCGGATCGAATGAAGGTGGTACCAGGCAATGCGCAACAAATGGTTGGTGGATATCAATATACGGTGGGTGGTATTACGGTTATGTTCAAGCCAGAGGGAATACTTCATCTAAAAACATTCAATCCACTTGATGATTGGTACGGAATGTCCCCGATTGAAGCAGCAGCAAGAAGTATAGACTAGAACAACGAAAGTAGAGCATGGAATGTGGCTTTACTTCAGAATTCGGCCAGGCCTCCAGGTGCGCTGGTGACGGAGCAGGAGCTACAAGAAGAGCAATTTAACCGGCTGAAAGAGCAGATAAAAGAGCAGTACAGTGGGGCTAAAAATGCCGGCAGACCACTTTTGCTTGAAGGTGGCCTTGACTGGAAGGAGATGGGCCTATCTCCCGCCGACATGCACTGGATGGAAGGTTTGAAGCTATCGGCACGGGAGATTGCGATAGCCTTTGGGGTGCCGCCGGAGCTTATCGGGGATACAGCGAACAAAACATATAGCAACTACAAGGAGGCCCGGCAGGCGTTCTATACCGAAACAGTCCTACCATTGATGGATTGGATCAAAGATGAACTGAACAATTGGTTAGTACCCAAGTTTGGTGATGAGAAGATATACGTTGACTATGATCGTGACGAAATAGAGGCCCTGCAAGAGGATAGAGAAGCTGTATGGAAAAAGGCAATGGAGGCAGTCAAAAACGGTGTGTTGACGCCAAACGAGGCAAGAGTATTGCTAGGTTACGAGGAAGTAGAAGGTGCAAATACGCTAATAGTGCCAGGAAACATGATGCCGCTAGCAACTATCAGTGGTGAGGATGTGACTGAGGAATGATGAGAAAAACAGATCCATATGGAAGAGACATACCAAGTGCTATTCCGAGACCTGATGTAGTTTCACCTGGCGAAATAGTTCCTGGATACAATCCGCCCGGAATACCACCGTGGCTAAAGCCAATACCGATCAATACCAGAGATACTCAAGAAGTGCTGAGAGGATATTTGAATGCCAACGAACCCAAAATAGCAAGATGGCTGTATTCAACTTGGAACGCAGAAAGAGAGGCCATCAAATATCAGGAGTTGAGAAATGCTGTCCGAGATCACGAAATGCTACTGGAATGGATTCTGCAGTGGCAACAGGACTATTCACGTTTTGTGGTAGAGGTACTAGAGCCACAATGGAAAAAAGCAATTCAAAGTGCAGGCACAAAGATGGGAGAGAATATAGAAGCTTACGCAGGTAGACCTTTTGGGTTTACGCCAACAGGTCGACGAATAGAAGAATGGATACAGACACGAGGTGGCGAATTAGCTGTAGCTTTGTCTGATAGTCAGCATCAGGCAATAAGAGCTATTTTGCGACACTATACAGTTGACAATCCAGTGTCGCCGGATGAATTAGGTAGAATACTTCGACCTGTGATTGGTTTGACGCCAAAACAAGCAGAAGCGGTGAGGCGATTTCGAGAAAATCTCATTGCTGAGGGTCTACCACTCAAAAAGATAGAACATCAGGTGCTGAATTATGCGGGGTATTTGCACCGCTTTAGGGCGTTGAGGATAGCAAGAACCGAGCTATCATTCGCATACAACTATGGACAATTTGAAGCTATTAGGCAAGCACAAGAACAGGGCTATTTTGGTGGTGAGGTGGTGAAAACTTGGATGACGGCAGAAGATGAAAGAACATGCGATTTTTGTGGGCCACTAGATGGGCAAATGATAGGACTAGAAGAAACATTTCCAGGGCTAACAAAGAAACTACCCAATGTATTAGCACCACCAGCACATCCAATGTGCAGATGCACGATAGGATATCAAGTTCTTGAGAGGAGGTGAGTATATGGAACAGCGTGGCTTCAAATTTGACGTGAAGTCGCTTGATGAGCAAGGTGCTTTTGAAGGGTACGCTGCCGTATTTGGAAATGAGGATCTTGGAGGTGATGTGATAGAACCAGGGGCTTTTTCAAAGACGTTGCGAGAAAATCCAAACATGCCGATACTTTGGCACCACAACCCACAGGAGCCAATCGGTTTCACCTTGCAGGCGTATGAAGATGGAAAAGGACTTCGCGTGAAAGGCCAGCTGAACCTTGAAACAAGTCGAGGCAGAGAAGCCTATGCACTCTTGAAGCAAGGAGCATTGAAGGGCCTTTCTATTGGCTATGACACTATCAAGGAGACATGGGAGGGAGCAGTTCGCAGACTCAAAGAGATTCGCCTTTGGGAATGGTCGCTGGTGACTTTCCCAATGAACCCGCTAGCACAGGTGACAGCAGTCAAAGTAGCAGTGCCATATCAAGATTTGCCTCTGGCTGATGAAGGCAGGTCTTGGGATGCAGATGCAGCAAAGGCAAGGGTGGCAAAATGGGCAGGAGGTCCTGACAAAGCAAACATAGACTGGAGCAAATACCGCAAGGCCTTTCTATGGTATGACGCCGAAAATGTCGAAAACTTTGGCGCATACAAGCTACCTATTGCTGATGTAGTCAACGGACAGCTAATGGCAGTACCTAGAGCCATATTTGCTGCTGCTGCTGCCATACAAGGTGCAAGAGGCGGTGTAAATATACCAGATAGCGATATACCGGCAATAAAGCGGCATTTAGAAAGGTATTATACCAAAATGGATAAAGAACCACCTTGGGCAAGTAAAAGTATTGATATGCTGCTTTATGCCGTTATCGGCGCATCCAGCGAAATAAAAGCTGGACGTGTTTTATCTGCTTCCAACCGGACATTGGTTGAGCAGGCTATACAAGCATTACAGGCACTACTTGCAGCATCTGAGCCGGATGATTCCACTCAGAAAAGCAAGGAGCCGTCTGGTGAAAGCAAGTCGGATGACCACTTGCTGGATGAAACAATACAAGAACTTAGAAAAATTTTGAAGGAGGTATCATGAATATGGATGACAAGGTTTTAGAACTGCAAAATCTCATCAAGGAACTGAGGGAAAAATTTGAGGCTAAGGAAAAGGGCCTCTACACAAAAGCAGAATTTGAGGAATTTCAGAAGAAAATCAATGAGCGCATAGCTCAAATAGAAACTGTCGTTAATAGGCCACCTGTGCCAAATGATAGCAAGGATGAGGGACAACCTAGCGAGAAAAAATCAGCATTCTTCAAATTCATGAGAGAAGGCAAAACCGCACTGATGCCAGAGGAGCAAAAAGCTCTAGTATCTGATGCAACTGGTCAAATACTCATTCCGGAGGAATTGGAGTCTGAGATATACCGTGAACTGCCGAAGCTGACAATCATCCGTAGCTTGGCAACCGTACGACAGACAAGAAGTGACAGAATTAGGAGACGTAGCTTGACTGAGGTAACTGTTGGATGGGGCAAACTTGAGACTGGAACAGCTGTGACTGAATCTACTATGACACCAAGCGATGACTATCAGTACGTTGAGGATATCTATGGTCTCATCAAGATTGGCGAGGATGAGCTGATGGATACAGATGTGGCGCTTGAGAGCATCACAACTGATTCCTTCTCTAGGGCAATAGCTGAGGCTGAAGATACTGCCTTTGTCATAGGAACTGGCCACACCAACAAACAGCCCGAAGGTATTCTCAATGGTACTGTAGTATCTCGAGTGAATGCTGGACAGGTAGGAGCTATTACTGCTGATGACATACTGAAGCTCATATATGAAGTACCTGCACAGTATAGGCAAAACGGTGTGTTGATTGTGAATTCCAAAACCGAGCTTGCCATGCGTCTATTGAAGGACAGCAACGGACAGTATCTCTGGCAGCCTTCGCTTCAGACTGGTAGACCCAATAGCTTTGCTGGATATCCTGTGTACAATCAAGAGGATATCCCGAATATTCCAGCTGCTGGTACTGCTGCTAATGTAGCTATTTTTGGCGACATTAGGAGCGGCTATCGTATAATTGATCGTCTGGGCATGACCGTACAGAGATTGGTAGAACTCTATGCTGAGTCTGGTCTTGTAGGCTTCAAGATTCACTATAGAGTCGGTGGCGGTGTGATCAGGCCAAACGCATTGAGAATATTGAACGTACCTGCGGCCTAAGGATGATGTTTCATGAAAATACGAATACTCCGTAGCCTTGTCACAAGAGACCGGGCCTTTGTGCCCGGCTCTGTGGTAGAGGTAGATGAGATGACGGCTAGGGCTTGGATTCAGGCTAGAGTAGCCGAACAGGACAAAAGCCTGAAAGGGCCGTCGGAGGTGAAAGGAAATGTATCAACGACTAGTGACGCCTCCAGCAATGGAGCCAGTGACGCTGGAGGAAGCAAAGCTACATCTGCGAATAGACAGAAACGAGGAAGATAGTCTTATATCAGCGCTTATCACGGCAGCAAGGCAGAAAACAGAGGAGTATACCAGAAGGGCCTTCATCACCCAAATGTGGGAGCTTGCGTTGGACTCAGCTAGTGGAAGAGTGTATCTACCAAGGTCTCCAATACAAACAATAAATGAAGTTACATTGGATGGAGAAATAGTTTCGACTGAAAACTATGTTTTGATAGGTCAAAATGCTTTCTATTCTAAAATTCCCCTTCGAGCTGTCAATCCTGACGGTTTGGTGATCTGCTATATTTCGGGCTATGGTGACAATGCTACCGATGTACCGCAGGCAATACGGCAGGCCATACTAATGCTGGTAGCACATCTATATGAGGCAAGAGAAGGCGAAGCACCACAGGTAGAATATGAGGTACAGGCAAGAGCAGGAGCTGACATACCACCAATGGTTACGTCACTTTTGCGACCGTATCGGGTGATGATGCTATGAATGCAGGAAAACTGAGACACAGAGCAACAATACAGCAGCTTGTGAACACAGATGATGGTGCAGGTGGCAGTATAGAAACGTGGCAGGATATAGCAACCGTTTGGGCTGCCATTGAGCCTTTGAGAGGAAATGAAAGATATACTGCACAGCAAGTGCAATCAACATTGACACACAAAGTCACAATACGATATCGGGAAGGTATCAAGCCACAGATGAGATTGACATATAAAGGCAGGATATTTGATATAGTGTCAGCTATAGATATAAAAGAACTTCATCAATGGTTAGAGCTGCTTTGTTCAGAGGTGGTACAGTGAAAATCAAAATTGAAGTAAAAGGTGTTGAAGAGACCATAGCAAAACTTAGCACACTGAATGCAAAAGCGAGAAAAGCCGTAGAACAGCAAATTGCAGAGTCAGCACTCAATATTCAAATGGGGGCCAAAAAGAGGTGTCCTGTAAGAACTGGTGCTCTTAGAAATTCTATCACGGTGGACTTCTATGGCAAAATGTCGGCACAAATAGGACCACACATGCCGTATGACAAATATGTTGAATTCGGCACAAGAAAAATGGCCGCTCAGCCTTATTTATTTCCTGCTTTTGAGGAAGAGCGGCCAAAACTAGAAGAAGGTATAATAAAAGCAATTAAGGAGGCATCTGAATGAAGTCTCCAATATTTCCACTTCAAAAAGCCATATATGAACGGTTAAAAAATAATCTTTCATGCCCAGTATATGACAAAGATCCTGATGGTGCAGCTATGCCATACGTTACGATTGGCGAAGATACTGCAGTTGATTGGAGTACGAAATTGGAGGCAGGGCAAGAAGTAACACATACATTGCATATCTGGAGCAATTATAACGGCATGATGGAAACAAAGCAATTAATTAATACAATTATTCAGGCCTTGACCTTGACACCATTGCAGGTCGAAGGCTTTTTTGTTGTAACAGCAAGATTGGACATGGTAGAAACCATGCGAGATCCTAGCAAGTGTCGCCATGGGGTAGTTAGGTTTAGATTTAAAATTCAAGAACAATAAGGAGGTTGTTATAAATGCCAGCGGTAACTGGTGTAGATTTTTTGATCCAGGTTAATACTGGAACAGATACAGCTCCAACATGGACAACTGTTGCAGGTCAGCAAAATGCAACGCTTAATCGCAAGGCTGATGAGGCAGATATAACGT